AAAGAAGAAATCGCGCAGGAAGCGAGGGAAATCGGACAAAAGAAAGTCAACCCCAAAGCCTCCCCCGGCGTCCCACTCTCCATCCTGGGTAAAACAAACAAAGAAGTGTTAGACAGGCACGGAGACCTAGTGTACATAGCAGTTGCGGAAAGAATGTGTATGTTGGCTGAGGCTGATCTTGCAGACACTCCAGATCCAGTGGACCTTGTGAAAGCTGGATATTGTGATCCAATAAGATTATTTGTTAAACAGGAGCCCCATCCCCTCAAGAAGGTTATGGAAGGGAGATTCCGTTTAATTTCATCTGTATCACTAGTTGATCAACTAGTTGAGAGACTGCTCTTCGGCCCACAAAACGAAACCGAAATTGATCTCTGGCAATCAGTTCCGTCCAAGCCTGGAATGGGGCTGTCGCAACCGTGGCAGGTGTCCGCTCTGTGGAATGACTTAGAGCATAAGCATAAGCTCAGTCCTGCAGCAGAGGCGGATATCTCCGGTTTTGATTGGTCAGTCCAATCATGGGAGATCTTAGCTGATGTGTGCATTAGAATAGATAGAGGGGGTTTCAAAGGTAACCTCCGAAAAGCCGCCTTGAATAGATTCAAATGTTTTTCCAACGCTGTTTTCCAACTCAGTGATGGAACATTGATAAGTCAAGGCCTACCGGGTCTGATGAAATCTGGAAGTTATTGTACCTCGAGTACCAACAGCCGGATAAGATGTCTAATGGCTAAAATAATTGGAGCCCCGTGGTGTATTGCCATGGGTGACGACTCGGTAGAAGGATATGTTGAGGGCGCTAGGGAGATGTATGACTCTCTTGGCCACACTTGCAAGGACTACATACCTTGCAAAGCTGATCTAGATAGGTTAGAGGAAGTGAATTTTTGCTCCCACACTATAAGGAAAGACAGCTACTACCTCCAATCCTGGGCGAAAACCTTGTTTCGATTCCTCAGTCAACCTGAAGATGTCAATGAACTTGCTGTGGAATTGAAAGGATGTCCTGAATGGCCCCGGATATCCAAGTACCTCCGTCGGATTGGAAGGATCTCCGACAAAACTTCAGAAGGAGAGGGAAAACAAAATGACAGGCCGCAGGGTGAGAAGATCAAAGAAGAAATCTGGTCA